ACACTCTGAAATGGATTGGATTGATGTACCTACCTGGTTGCTTAAGAAGAAGGAGATGATTTAATCATGATTAATGAAGAAACGTATAGAGCAGCAGAGGATTCTCTTATTGACTGGGTAGATCTCTGCATTAGTAACAAACTGTCCATAACTGATGTTGTCTTTCTACTTCAGTTTCGTATCTTCGATATCAACAGCAATTCACGAGAACTGTATTTCTCTGCCCGTAAATCTCTTGAGGATGTAAACAAAGATGAATGCACCGACCGTACCCTTTGAACTCCAAGAGAAAATCCAATCTCTCCAGAATGCTCTTCTAGATCGGCATCCATCCATGCCAACTCTACTACGAGAAATTCATACCGCACTTCGCAAACAGCCTGAGAATGTAGTAATCTTATCTGAAGAAGAGATTGGTATTATTGTTCGTGGATTGGAAGTGCAGACCAATACATTCCTAGCACAGACAGTAACTAAATCAGCGAAGTCCACAAGTGCAGTAGCAAAAGTGAAGTCTCTTGGTGCTGATGCATTCTAATTTTCTTCTCACTTATAGGAGCTATCATGAAAGCCTGGCGTAAACATAATCAGAAGATTACAGAACAAATTCAGGAACTTCGCTTAGAACGATCTATTGATATGTGGGTATATAACAATCCAAACCCTGAGGCATTTCAAGAACATAATAAAAAGATCGCCGAGAAAGAGAAGGAATATCTTCGCACCAAAACTGAGCGGCGCGGACAATTCCAAAAACTTGGTGGTTTCCCTGGTAATCTGCTCCTTGCCATGTTTCGCAAAGCCGGACTTCCCACACCCCAAATCATGCCATAAGATGTGGAACTTCCATCTTTATCTATCCATGCAGCCCTAGTTTTTAGGGCTTTGCTACTTCCCCCACCAATATACAGACTCTTGCGAGAATTCCTAGAACTACCATATGCACGAGCCAAATCATACGCACTAATTCATACACCTCTTCTAACTGAGATACATAAATGTCTACCCAAATCAGCGACGTCGATTCATTTCTCGATGATTTCGCGCTGGACTCAGGAAATTCTCCCAGATCTTATGGAATGGGATCAGGAGATTCTAGCGCAACACCTTGGCACGAACCAGGTTATGAAGGATCTATTGATTACCGGATTCGACAACTCTCGTATTCTTCGCTCCTTACGCTCCACACCTGTCCCCGTAAGTTTGAGCTATACAAGAAAAGAACAGAACACCGGGCCGAAGAGTCAGAAACTTCCACAATCACATTCTCTTTCGGCCACGTCGTTGGAGAAGCTATCCAGCTTGCGCTTACTCCGGGAATCTCTTACGAACAAATCGTAATGAAGATGTTCACAACTTGGCATGCTGATCTCTTCTCTTATGACGAGAAAGGTGCCAAGTCTTTCTGGGATGCAATGATTGCCCTCAAAAGATTTCTATCCCTACGAGAATCAGGATTCTTACAAGAGTATGAACTAATTTTTCATGAAGGGAAACCAGCCTGTGAACTATCTTTCTGTATCATTTTTCCTGATGGTTTTCGGTATCGGGGCTATGTTGATGCTGTACTTCGCCACACTGTATCTGGTGAGGTTCTGGTCCTCGAATGTAAAACAACAGGATCAAAATCTCTTTCCCCTACAACTTATAAAAATTCTGCTCAAGCTATTGGCTATTCAATCGTTCTTGATGCCATTTTCGAGCATCTATCTTCTTATCAAGTCCTTTACCTAATCTATCAAACTCATTCCCGAGATTACACAACCATCCCATTTGTAAAAACTTATCTCCAACGTGCCCTATGGATTCAAGAACTCCTTCTAGACATTGAAACAATTAAGTTATACGAAGGGGCAGGGGTATATCCAATGCGCGGAGAATCCTGCTATAACTTCTTTCGTGACTGTGAGTACCTGCAATCATGCACAATGAGTAACACATACATCACGAAACCTTGTACACCAGAAGTTGAAGATAAGGAAGTATATCAGATTAATCTATCTCTTGCTGATCTGCTTGAGAATCAACTAGGAAAAACATCTATTCCATTAGAAGAGGCATGATATGAAACTCTCACAAAGAACCGCAACTAAAAACCAGCACATCCTTCTATTCGGACCACCTAAATCAGGTAAATCTTATCTCGCAGGTAAACTATCTTCACACAAAAACCTCCTCTGGTTTGATCTAGAGGGAGGTCACAATGTTCTATTCCAACTACCTCCTGAACAGCAAGAGCGTATCGAACTAATTGATCTTCCAGATACTCGTGGATTTCCGATTGCAATCGAAACGATGCTGAAAGTAATCAAAGGTTCACGCGTAGATATCTGTGAGAAACATGGAAAGGTTGGCTGTGCAATTTGCAAAAAAGAATCAGCCCCTTTCGTAACTGTTGAACTCAACGCCCTTGACAATGACACAGTAGTTGTAGTAGACTCACTAACTCAGCTAACAAATTCTGCAATCGCTCACATCACAAAGAATCAACCAGAAGATTACAAGATGGAGTTTGATGACTGGGGGAACCTAGGTAAACTTATGGATACCTTCCTCTCCTATGTTCAGCAAGCTCCATTCTCAATCATTTGTATCTCTCATGAGACAGAAGTGGATATGGTAGACGGAAAGCCTAAAATTGTGCCTACAGCAGGTACTAGAAATTTCTCTCGTAATACCGCTAAGTATTTCGACGAAGTCTTTTATTGCGAAGTACGAAACAAAAAACATGTGGTCGGTTCTTCCACTACATACGCAAACAACATTCTTACGGGAAGCAGAAGTGGTCAAGTTACGGAATCTGCTGGAGAGGCATCTTTGGTGCCAATCTTTACTGGAGAACGACCTATTAACAGTGAAGTAAAAATAGCACCCTCCCCAGCACAAACTGCAATGACTGCATTGCAAAGACTGCAAGCTAAAACTAAGTAAAGGAATTGAATCATGCCCTATATCCTAATTGGTGGGGCTATCACTCCTCAGTGCGGTAATTCAGTTATTAAGGCTAGTGAGTCCCGTTATGACTTAGAAGAATACGCAGAAAAATATGTTCAAGATAATCCTGGTACAGAAGTACATATCTTTTCTTGGGCATCTGGATATCAATCTAAGATCTCTGTAACTACAGAACGTCTTTGGGATTCTGGATATGTAGAACCTCCTCCTCCTGAAGAAGATCCTGTTCCAGAGACTCTTCCTACCACTGACCCATCTATGGAAAGTCAGGCAGATTAAAACGAAATGACCAATCAAATCAACGAAACCCTATCAACTCGTGCAACAACTCATGGAGATTTCTCAGAAAATTCATATGTAATGCAGCACCTTAAAACTTTTCTTCGTGACCATCCTGGTTGGGAGAAACTATCTGATTATCAGTGTGAATCACTTGATATGATCTGTCACAAAATTGGGAGAATTCTATGCGGTGACCCTAACTTCCCTGACCACTGGTTAGATGTGGCAGGCTATGCAACTCTTGTATATAACATTCTTACCACCGGTAAGTCACATCCCTCAACCCCTGTAACTAAGTAAGTAAAAGGTAACACAACCATGAACACTCAAGCTGATTTCAACATTGATTCCATCCTCGACGGCACTCTTGATGATCTTGCCGATCTTCCTGAATTCAAACCATTTCCTGCTGGCACCCACCGTGCTGTTATGACAATGGAACAGAAGGTGGTTAACAAGCATCCTTGCATTGAAGTAAAACTCAAGGCCCTGGAGACTGTGGAACTGCCTTCAGGTTCTGAAGAAGAGCCAGCTTCGGTAGGTCAGGAAGCAACAGTTCTTTACATGCTTGATAACGAACTGGGCCAAGGCAAATTCAAGAAGCTTCTCAAGCAACTTGCAGAGACCTACGGTACAGACAAGACCAATCGAGAAATCATGGAAGAGTCTCAGAATGCAGAAGTACTGGTAGTCACCACTCTTCGTGCAAATAAGGATAAGACCAAGATGTATATGGATATTGATGCAGTAGCGGTAGCCTAATCATGTAGACCTCCTGAAATATGGGGGTCTATTTATTAGTCTATTCCCTCATCGCACCGATAGCTTAGTGGTTAAAGCAGTGTTCTCATAAAGCATTGATCGTCAGTTCGAATCTGACTCGGTGCACCACACAGTTAGGAATCTATATGAGCATTCCAATCCCCCACGAACCTGATAATCCAGATTTCAAACCACTACCTTCCCCATCAACCAATCCTTCCAAACCAAACTTAAAGGATTTCGATCATGCAAGCAATTGGATCACAAGCCCAACTAACTCTTCCGTTGAAATCAACACCATCACCGGACGTATGCGAACAAAAGATTTCTCTCGCCCAGAGAACTATCCTAAAAGTATTTGAACTAGACGGTGTTCTCTACCTCCGGGTAATTCCAGGAAAGAAACTATTCCGATCCACGATGGTTCATGAAGTTGTGAATCGTGGAGATATTTTCGCAGTGAGGCTAGAGGATTCAGTACTCACTATTGTTCCAGGTAAGTCTCAAGTAACTCAC